AAATTTGCGTGCACCTTTCTCCAAATGGTAAACAGCCATCTCCGTACCAATGGCAAGTATTTCAGGGTCTATGCCCATGTTCATTTGACCGAGCAACTTCTTGCGCATACGCTCACGGAGTTCTGCATAGCGTTCATCGGTAACAAGACGGTTGCCACTCGTCTTATTTTCAGGCTTAGATTCTTGCTCTGTGGCTGCCGCTTTTTCTGTACGTACAATCTCCCTAATCTTAACCTTGTTTTCAAGAATGGTTTCAACAGCGTCACGCAGTTCCTGATTAAAATTCTTGGGATTACGTACAATCTCCAACATTTCTTCAGGACTGTTTGCCGTATAATTGAAACGTCCATCCCCGATAGGGATAGGTCCGCTCACATCATCACGCCTCAATGTGGTTAATCCCGTTTCCTTATCAACAGAAACAGAATATTGCCATACAGGGGTGTATTCCTGTCTTTCTTCCGGCTTTGATGTTTCCGAAAGTTGAGGTTCTACAAACTGTACATTACCGTCATTGAGAGCCTGCATATCAGACATTGAGACTGGCTGTTGTGATTGTGCATCAGTTGCATATTCTGCCAAGCGTTCAGCATCTTCCTTGCTCCGCATCATGAAGCCTTGCTTTTCCTTATCCCACCAGCCTTTCAGTTGTTTGGCAAACATTGTGGTGCACTTCCGAACAGTATCTCTTAATTCATCATTGAACTTCACAAGGTGCATATCCAACACCTTACCTCTTTTGGTGGTGTATTGTGCCTGAGTAATGGTGTATGCAGCATCAGTCGGTGTTGTCGTTTCTTCATTGGAATTGTTTTGTTCCAATTTCCGCTGTTCAGTAAAGAGGTCGTTTATTTCGGAAATAATGCGGGCTTCCTCAAATATATCACTCTGACCATGTGCGGCTTCTTGTTCCTTGTGCAGTTCTTCAATGCGTGATTTGATTTCAGAAAGTCTGTTGACTTGTGTACTTGAACTCTGTTCCTCAACACTTTTAACTGATTTGTATTCAGCAAACGCTTTAGTCTTACGGTGGCTACTATCTATCCACTTCTCGAAATCCTCTAAGTTGACACCGGTCACCACTGTCTTGTGTTTCTTCGCCCAGTCGTTGTCATAATTCGCAAAGTAAGCTGCTTCGGCATCGTCAGTCTCATTGAAGCCAAGCATTACCTTATGCTCGTCAAAGCTGCCGTCCTCGTTATACTGGTCCACCACGAACACCCTGCGTCCGTTCCACCCGTCAATGTCATTAGAGAGGAACACGTCTATATGGTCACCGTCCACGCCCTCCGTGCCACGAATGTAGCCGTAGGTGTTCTGCATGGTTGTTTCCCACTTATTGCCATTGGCATCCACACCGCTGCGCACACTGCCTTTAGGTTGCTCGATAGTAATATCGAACACCCCGACCTGTACATGACCTTTCTTGTAATTTCCGGCTTCTTTCTGCTTGTCGGTCGGATTTACATCAACTTCCGCCTCTGCCTTGGCTATTTTTTCTCCTAACTCACTGCTTTTACGAGAATTATTTGTACCTTTGTTGTCAGAAAGCATAGTGGTTTGAGGCGCATCCGTGCCCTCGGTAGCGAGGTCAGACACATTCCCTTGCGGCGAGTATAAGCCTTGTGCCATGTCTGAGGCATTAGAAACATCATCGGCGTGTTTCCAAACCATTTTTCCTTTAGTAAGGAGGTTCGCAATGGCGTTCCTCCTTTTTTCTTGGTTGGAAACAACTACCTCTTTACCGTCTTTGCTGACTGTGATTGAAGTGAAATAATAATACCGAGAACCGTCAGCTTTTTTAAATGAACGTATGAATACATAGGAAGATGGACGTTCTGTAGTATCTCCCTCTTTGGCTTCACTAACATCTTCTATGATAGCATGAGGATGTTCAAGTGTAGGTTTAATCATACCCAATTTACCATTTCTGCCTTGTCGCATCAATTTTGTAAATTGGTTTTCACCCATTTTTACATTGCCTATCGGTGTTGTGACGATACCATCTTCACCGAATAGGGCATCCCAGTTTTCAATAGTGAGGTCTATTTCAGGAGCAATTTCAGCACTCAATTCCATATCTGCAATGAAGTCTTGTGCTTCATCCGCAGTCATGGAACGGCCAATTACTTCCGTTGCATCATTTTCCTCTTCTTTATTTCCTCTATCTTCGCTCTCAACTCCGCTTCTTCCACCATCTCTTTCAATTCTTCCTCCACTGTCGGCTGTCCCATTTCCGTCCTCAACTCGTTCTCCTGCCTGAGCATCTCCCCGGCTTCCTTGCTGCCCTCGTTGGCCTGTTGCAGTATCGCCAACCAATACATTGCTTCGCTGTTGTCCATCGTAGATAATGTTTAATGTTTCGTAAATAGCCTGTGCAAGCGTCCGGGGAGTGTTGTCCGGCTGCTCGAACAGGGTTGCTTCCTGTGTGCCTTGAATAAGGTCATAGATTCTGTTAAATGTATTTTGGATAATGCCTTGGGTTTCTCCCTTGTACATCGTTGCCAAAAGCAATGCGAAGTTACTGAAATTATCGGCAGGGAGATAACTTTCGCCCGTTGCATCATCAATCTGGTATTGGTGTTTCCAACTTTCAACGGCTATTCGTGCCTCTTTGAAATTTTTTGCTTCAGTAAATTGTTTGTCCTGCGACAAGGCATAATAAGCCCGGATTGAGTTCTGTATCTCCTCAACCATACGCTCTGCATTCGGACTGTCATAATCCCGGAATGCCGTTGCGAGAATAGCCTTTTGAGCCTTTACAGGCAACGCGTTGAACATTTCTTCAAGACGGACACTGCCACCCTTGAAAATGCTCTGATACATGATTCCACGCAAATCATTCTTGGCTTCGGCGGTCAGGTTACCCTTGCTGTCAAATGCGCTGCTGTATTGGGTCGGTGTGATGTAGCCTTTCTGCATCATCCATTTCAATACATTTGTACCGTTGGCATCCACAAGTCCTGCAAATGAAGTCTCCTCATCGCTCGAAGCAAGCAATAGGTTGGCGAACGAACGCATATCATTGCCCATCTTCTGCATGATGTTCTTGGGCTTTATACGTTCTATACCTCCGCTTTCTGTGTCCTGTGCGACAAACTGACCGAGATTGATAGCCTCGGTATCGTCCACTTCAAGCATATTAACGAGGACAGGACGTTCCACAGAATCAATATCCTCGGCACGCAATCCAAATTCGTCTGCGTGGTCTTTCAGATACTGCTTGTACTGCTCTGCCTGGTCTTTGTGACCATACCACATCTGACGGAGTGCGTCACTTCGGTTGTTGCCCTGTATGACTTCCCCTCGTGCATTTATGGTAGGTGCGCCTGTATATGCAGTGACAGAAGATGTGATTTCTTCAGGACGAATGTTTCCGGCAATCTTTCGGGCAGACAATACGCTTGCTTCATCATTACGCTCCTTTGGCTGTGCCTCATCAATGAAGTGAAGCGGATTTCGCACACCTTGAACGTGACTCGGTTGCAACAAGTTTGCATCAATCACGGATATACGACCGCCTACAATAGCATCATCACTGAATTTTACGGATACCTCCTTTCCCATCAATGCCTGTACAGGCTCTTGTCTGTCTATCTTATGACCGTTCATGCGTCTGTAACCTCTTGCCCGTGCATCCTGCGGCTTGTCGTCCACCATGTCTGGCACTCCGTTTAGGGCTTCACGCTCGATGCGTTCTACCTCCTCACGTTCGGCACGCAACTTTTCTTCTTCCGCCTTTCTCAATGCGGCTGCTTCATCGGCAATGCGTCTGCGTTCAGCATCCGCTTCCATTTTTCTGCGATTGGCGGTACCGGCTATCTTCTGCCAAACGAGCAATTCCTGTTTGGCCGCATCAATCGCCGCCTTGCGTTCTTTCTCGGAAGCAATTTTTTCGGCAATAGAATTACCGCCTTTCGATTTGGCTTTCTCCTGTTTCTTCAAGGCTTCTTCCTTGTCGGCAACCATTCCATCGGCTACGGTCTGTGCCATAACCTCATCACCCTCGGTCTGCTCCACAATGGCATCCCAAGCGGTATCACTGTCCGTCTGCTCATATAATGGATTCCCCTGCTCATCCTTTGGTATTCTCTGCATGGCAGGAATTGTCAAATCGGCAGAGCCAATATTTTGAGGGGTATTGTTGCCATTTTCGGGAATATTTTCCACACCATTGTTGTTCTCATTATCGGCAGGGCGTTCAAATGCCACTCCGTTATGCTCCAACAGCATATTGTCGAGTTCATCACGAGTGAACAGGTTCACACGCTTGCCGTTGATAGGTGCTTCGGTAAATACTTCATATCTTCCGTCTGCATTGACATCAGCTGTGATATTGCCACGGACGGTAACGCCGTTCTCATCGATAAGCGAAACAATGTCATTGAGGGCGTACTGCGGTCTGTCCGCCTCCTGTATTTCCTGTTTGCGCTCGGCATTCTCAATGGTTCTCTGCTGCTCGAACTGCGCCACACGTGCCAAATTTGCCGCATCAGTCTGTTGCTGTATGGTTTCTTTTGCCAATGGGAAAATGTTCACGCCGTCCGATACGTTAACTGTGCCGTCCCCATTATCCACAATACCGTCCTCGTTGGCTATAATCTGAACCTGTATCTGTGCGTCATCATCGGTAATGGTGTATGTATCTCCGGGGTTGAATGTGACCACGCCGTCAATCTTGTCGGATGCTTCCTGCGCGAACTGCTGAATGATAGCATCCTCTGCTGTCATTTTCTCATCGGACGGGTTCAACGGCTTATCAATGTTCAATACGGCATCTGGCGACACCTGTTCAAGTGCGCCTGTTTCCGCATCACGGACAATGATACTATCGTCCGAAGCCTTATTGTCAATGCCGCTGCCGTCTGCATATAACACAAGGTTTCCGCTAACGACATACACGCGGCGGTCGTCCTGTTTCATCGTTGCGCCCTGTATCATGCCAGTGGTGCGGTTGGTACGGGCATCGACCATTGCATTGCTTTGCTCCACACGTGCATCTATGTCATCACGCACACGCTGAATCATGCCTTCATATACCTGCTTAGCATTCAGATAGTCAAGAACAGTTTCTAACTCGCTTTCTCCACAAATGCCATTGCTCCGCATTTCCTCCAATGCATTCAGAGGATGAGCATCCAAAAAGCCAAGTGTGTTTTCATCCACTATGGCAGAAACCCTCTGCCGCTGATAGTCACGCATATTCTTGGCATCGGTCATTTCCTGTGGGTCTGCGATATTGTAACCATCAATGTAGCTTTCATTCATTGACTGCACATCCTCGTCCTGTTCGCCGCCTCGTTTCTGTACGAGAGTACCGAGGTTAAAGCCCCTCATCATCAACGAACGCTCCATGTAGGTAAGAATTGCGGCTCTCTCATCGTCAGAGAAATCCTTATCGTTTACAATTCCATCTGCCACGCTGCCAATGTCATCATTGGTCGTAAGGTCGATAGTCGTCCTTAACGGTTCCCATATTTCTTTGCCAAGCAATTCTGTTGCACGGGCATCAGCCTTGTTTACTCCGTGCTTCATTGAAGCATACTGCGCTCCTGACAATGTAGCCTTACCTGCGCCCATCAATCCCATAGAAAGAGCCATGCCGCCCCAAATGTCGCCGTGGAATTGTCCTGTTGCAAGCAAGTTGGTGCGTGTGCCATCCGGGTTATGCTGGTACGCATCGTCCAGATTGAGCATGGTGCGCCACAATTGCCCATAGTATTCTTCCGTTACCTCTCCAAAATAGTCACTCACACCCATTTTGTTGAATAACTGATGTGTCTGTCCCATGATACCGTTCAACGCACCTGCATCAGCCTTTGAAAGCACTGCACCGATACGCTTTGCACCCACCACATTGGCGAGCTTACTCATATTTCCAAGAGTAACTACAGGGTCAAGGTGCGAACCGAACATTTCCGAATAATTTTCAACGATGGCATTGGCTTCTCCTTGCCAAATGGCATTTCCCCAAGTCTTGTCGTTGGAAAAATCATAGTTTCCGTTCTCATCGACAACCACATCACCGAGTTTTCTGTCAATAATGTCGGCTGTGGTTTTCCCTGCCTGTACCGTATTGGTCATAAGCGGAGCACGGAGAAGCAAGTCATCAGCAGTTGTACCGAGAGCCTTAATGGTCCAGTTGGTGGCATATTGCCCCAGTCCTTTCACGCCGTTGTTCTTTACGTATGCCTTAAAGCCCTGTTTGGCCATTTGTTCTACCACTTCTTTGCCCACCACCTTTGTGGCGGCTTTCGTTCCAGCTTTGGAAAGAGCATTGATACCGCTGAATCCACCTCCTGTAATGCCAAAGTCAAGCATGAATGCAGGCATATGGCCGGTCATCATACCGGCTCTGTTCCAAAAGCCAGCGTTCCCGCCATACATCTGCTCAGCCTGTCCTTTGTTGTAGAGTGCGCCCATCATTTCATTGTAGGCTTCACGCTCTCCATCCGTGGCATTCTCTCCTTTTAGGTCATCGGCGTTCATCATCGTCAAAGCGTCACGCATATCGCTTATGCCGAAATCCCAAGTGCGGAAATCTCCTGCCACACGACCGAAACCACGCCAAAAGCCAACATCTACACCTTGTTCACGGTCTTTCTGTTCTTCAAGGTCTTTGATAAGTTCCTCTGTTTGACGAATGGCGACATCCAAGGTACTGTTTTCCCTGTCGCTCATCTGACGAGGAACATAGGTATCTGCTGCAAGCAAGAATCCAAGAGGAGCTGTATTCTTTTTTGTATCTTCTTCCCATTGTTCATGCACTCTCTTGGCACTTGCATCTCGTTTTTCTTGCAGTTCTGCAAGTTTCAGCCTTGCACGGCGTAGTTGTCCGCTTACAGACATATCAGCCGCCTGTCGGTATCTGAAACTCTCCATGTCCGCAAGTCCCTTACTGGTGTATCTGTTGCCAAGAGGGGTAATGTAGGTTTTCTCCAACTTTCCGCTCTCTGGGTTGAACTGCATTTTCCCTTCTGCTGTCTGTCCTCCACTCAATGGTGCATTTTCTTGGTACTCACGCATGGTCTTCATTTGTTCGCTGAAACCGTCCAACATTTGCTCCGTGCGGCGTTTCATCTGCCTCATATTTGCACTGAAGCGTATTTTATCCTGTTCCGTCAACGGCTTTTCCTCTGCTGAAGGAGTTACAGGAGTTTCGGGTGTAGAGTCCGGGGCAGGTTGTTCGGGCTGTTGTTGCTCCGACATGAAAGTCTTGTAGTCTGCCGACTTTACACGATATTTCTTTCCCTCACGCTCCATGATTGTAGAAGCATCGGGAAAGTCTTTCATAAAACTGTCAATGTGTTCATCACGCACATTGTATTTCTTTCCGTTGTATTCAAATATTGGCATAGTTATTTGTTTTTACCGGGTGTATAATCAATCACATCGTCATCACCACCACCGGGAACATAGTCCACAACCTCATTATTCAGTTCTGAGGTCATGGTGGCAGGGTCAAGTTTGGAGAGGGAAAGCATGATGTTTTTAGCTTTTTCTGATTTGTACCAGTTCTCTTTGACGAAAGTGTCTTTATCGCTTGCCGACATACCGTTTACTTTTTGAAGTGCTTCCGGCTCGATTCCGTCTGCCACAAGAGCATCATAAATGCTCGGCATCGACCCTTTCCAAACATTCTCGTAAATGGCTACTTGGTTTCCGTCACCGTCAGAAAAACCGAGTTGTTTGCCACGGACACCACGTGCGGCTGTCGCTCTCGCTTTATCACGCTCTACAGCCACATTGTCATTATGCCTCTTTACTTGGAAATTGTAGGAACGGTCAGCTTGACGTTTGTTTTCGTCAAATGTCGTTTGCCAACGCTTATCGGCTTCTTTATCTCGACCTTTCTTGTATTCTTGTTCTGCATCATATCTGTCATCAGCGATTTTCTCCCGCTCGTTACGATGTTGAATGCTCTCATTGTATCGGTCATCATTCTTTTGGTCAAGACCGAGTTGCCTTTGCCAAGAACGTTCACGGTGTGCTTCTTCTGCATCCGCCTGTTTCGCCCTAATCAAGCCATTGAAATATGCCGTATTCTTTTCATCACGGTCTTTCATCAACTTGTCATAGCGGATTTTGATACGCTCCGACATGGTGTTCTTGCCTGTGTACATGTTCGGTGCGCCCTGTGTCGTAAAAAATAGATTGGAGAGAGCCATAACGCCATCCCCAATTGCAGCAAAGATTTCATTTCTTCGCTGTTTCTTCTTTTCCTTTTCAAGTTCCTCTGCTGTCGGTGGGGTATAAGGGTTCAGTTGTCGGAACAATGCTTCATAGCCACCTCCACCTGCCGGAGTTCCTCCGTCTGTCGGCGGTGTGCCATTCTGCTTTGCCGGAGCCGGTGGTGCAGTCGGGGGAGAGGAAACAGGAGCATTATCACCCGAATGTTGCTCAGTCCACTCCTTAGTGCCTTTCGGTGCGTGCCCTCCGCTATCGGGAGAACTGCCGCCTAATATCTCATCCAATGTTGCCATAGTCGTAGAATTTAGAAAGGCATGGATGAAGCGGCATTGGCGACACCTTGCACAGCCTGACCGATTGCCTGTGCTTTCCCTTGTTCAAGTTGGTTAAGCTGCTCCACGAAAGCATTGTCGTTCGCCATGTAGGTAGCCTCTATGTTGTCTTTCCGTGCCTCTGCATTGGCTGCAATCTGCGATGTCGCATCGGCGAGTGCCTGGTTGTTTGCCGCTTTTGCAGCCGCCACACTCTCATCCGTGCCGCCCATCACAGCTGCCGAACCTGCCGCCTGTTTGTTTCGCTGTTTGATACTCTCTTCGGTCTGTGTCAGAATACGCTGTGCATCGGCACGCTGGGTAGCGTCCTCATTATAGCGTCTGTCATACCAGTCTTGGTTTTTCTGCCGCTGCGCCTCTACATTCTTCTTTGCCCTTTTCATTGCCTTTGATGCAGAGATACCGCCGAAGATACTGCCCGCTGCACCTATCGCACTTCCAATAAGTCCCATATGTATGTGAATTGTTAATAGTTATACTTCTAATGCAAAACTAACCACATACCTTTGAGCCATTGTTTTATCCTTTTACGGTCGGATATACGGCAAGTATGTAAGGATTCATAAAATCACTACTTCAAACTATTTTAGTATGGCAAGACAGAAGAATGACGGTCGAGGACGGCTTGGTGGAAGACAGAAAGGCACACCCAATAAATCTACATCATCTTTGCGTGAGATAATTTCAGAACATTGGCAGCACTATCAAGATAGCGGACAATTCAAGAAAGACCTTGATGCGCTCGACCCACAAACGCGTGCAGTGGTTATGGAGCGGTATGCACAATACATAGCACCAAAAATGAAATCGGTAGATATGGAGGTTACGGCAAAGGTTACGCATACCATTGAGGACAAGTTACTTGAACTCAGCGAAGAACCTGACGAGGATGATTGACAACCCCTCATGATGGGTAAATACATACAGTTTGTTTGTAGCGGTGTCAGCAATGAACACCGCTATTTTTATTGCAGAAACATTCAAGTATTATTCGGAAAGTTTGGCACATTCTTCCGTAAACATTCGGGAAGTTTGAGGCATATTTCGGGAATGTTTCCCGAAGTTTGAAATATTTTTCCGTAATAATCCCTCATTCTTCCGTAAACATTCGGGAAGTTTGAGGCATATTTCGGGAAGTTTGAGACTGATTTTAGGCACAAAAACAGCGTCAAATCACTACAAAAACGGCTTTTTTATATTTATAAACATATCTATACGCTTTTTATTTCGGGAATAATATGCCAAACTTCCGGAAACATTCCGGAAACATTCCGGAAACATTCCCGAATAATCGTTCAAACTTCCCGAAGTTTGGCTCAAAACTCCGTAAGTTTGCCGTAAAGTAAAGTAAATATCTACTACATCTACCGCACGCATACGCGCGTGTGCGAAAAGAATTTTTGATTTTTGAGGGAGAGGGATAGAGGTCTAAAGAGAAAGAGAAAAAGAGAAAGAGAAAAAGAAAAAGAGAAAGCCCACAAAGAGAAAACTTCCTTGCAGGTTTCGGGTGTAAAAAGATAAACGGGCAGGAAAACTCCCACCCGTTACCTTTGCCGGAAAACAAATCCAGATGATATGAAAAAGATTTTCAAAGAAGCGATGCGCCGCTATCAGAATTGGCGATACCGCCGTCTTTACCGCAAACTGTTTTGGTTCTATGCCAAAATAAAAATTGATGGTGATGCAGCCGGTCAAAATGCCGCAGAGGCTTTCAAATGGCTCACTGCTATTGAGTATGCCGATTTGTTTGCTCATCGGCATAAACCGGACGTTTAGCATTTTCTTTCTTGATTTTGGCGGAGGGTGTAGGCAGCGTCATCGTCACATCAAACGAGATACGGTTGGTACTCCGTTTCGATATACATCCTCCAACCACTTTGATACCTGCCTTACCCTCAGCTTCGCTTTCCACCGCAATATCGAAATGGACATTACAACTTTTGCCGATTCCACTAACAGTGGGACTTACCAAATATCCTTTGCCTTCCGAATTGTCTATTGCTTCCTGTACGCCCTCTGCAATCTGCGTTAGCGTCTTATTGATAAACTCTTTCAGTTCCATATTGCCGTTGCTTTGATTAAAACCCTTTCCCTTTCTGCCGCTGATAGACCACCGTCTGGTCTTTGTCGAGATTGACGATTTTGAACATCACCATCGAGCGGTTCGGAATATCGTCCGGCAGCATTGTTACGAGCCGGGCAATCACCTCGTCCACGTTGTTGAAGCCAACATCCGTCAGTTCCGCCACCTTATGCCCGTTGTGGTATGCAGCCGCATTCACCATGTAGCGGTACGACAACCGGAAATGCACTTCTTCCTGTTTCTGCTCACGCACGGAAGCCTTGCCGGAGAAGAATATGAAATCAACCACTTTCTCGTTCAGTTCCCAAGCAGGGGAGAAATCAATCTTAATATACCCGCGTGTCACCTTGTGACCGTTGCTGTGGTTCATCCCGAATGCCACTTCGTCAATCGTTGCCCCACAATCATTCTGAGCCACCGTCCCCCATGTATGCCGGAACGTATAGACCGAGTACCATTCCTCCTTGGGCATACCCATCGCCTTGCACAGCTGCTTGATTCCACTGTTGGCATTGGCACAGAAACTGTCGGATGTACTCATGCGCTGATAGAAATTGAACAGCCGTTCATCGTCCGTTGCAGTATTCATGTATTTCTCGAATAGCGGTTGTATGATTGCCGGCACACGCATTTCCATGTATGCACCGTCTGCACGAAACTTTTTTGTCTTGGCACGTTGGTAATGGATGATTCCGTTCTCGTAGTCCTGCTTCTTCAGTTCAAACAGGTCAACTGTGTTTATTCCTGCAAGGCAAAGCACCATCATAGCCACATCACGTCCGAATTCCGTTAGCGGAAGTTTCAGTTTGCTCTCAGGGATGGGGAACGAGAAGAACTCCCGGCACGCTTCGGGGGTGATGGCAAGTTTTTCCGTCCTGTCCGCAGACGGTATCTCCACTTTTACCCAAGGGTTCGTTTTTATTCTGATGATGCCGTTGTCATAGTCGTTGTATTCCAAAATGGCAGCTTTGAACACCTGACGCATACAGATTGGGTACATTTCTTTTGCTCTGTGAGTCTGTTCAAGAGATTTTATCCAGCGGTTCACCGTTGCTGAGGTGAGTTGGGAGAACATGACCTTGTCCGTACCTGTGAAACGCTCCAGATGTTGCAGGGCAAGTTTATAATTCTTGGCATTCCTTTCCTGCCCACGGTCAATCATCCTGTCGATATGCACCCTCGCATATTCGGAGAAGCAGATGTCGTTGTCTCCGTTTGTCAGGAACTCAACCACCTCCTTGACCGTCCAATGCTCAATGTCCTTTTTGTTGAGCCGCTCCGTGTATTCTACAATCTTCTGTGCGCAATATTGCAGGACATAGGGGTCTTTTATCTCGTTCGTTTTGGTCAGTTCCTTTTTTGAAACCATCTTGTCCGTCTTGATGAACGATGTATTACGCTTGTGAGTCACCCGTATGTACACAGGGTAGAATCCATCTGCCCGTTCTGTTCTTACCACTGCTTTCAATGTTGCCATATCATGTCATTTTTATAGTTAAACTTTCTATTTTTCCATTCCGTGTACCAATGAGCCTAATCCGTGTTCCAATAAAGTTCCGGCGGTTTATCCGCAACTCGCTGACTGTGCAGGAGAAACGTTTGTACAACATTGATACAACACTGTTGTCAAAACTGTCCAACTATTGTACAACATTTGCGTGCATTCTGCTCAAAAAGCGTGCAAAATGCACGCTAATTTCCTCAAAAGCAATAGGCGGCAAGCCTTTATAAACAAGTACTTACCGCCTAACTATCTGATAATTAGCTTTTATTTCGCTTGCTATTTGTTGTTTTCAATGGCAGCCTGCGCCGCTGTTAATAACAGCTACTTCTGAGGTACTTGTGAATTGTCATACAACAATTTGACAACAGCGTCTTTTTACTTGATTATTTCATATTTTTCTATTGCAATTATGGTTTTTGTCCATTTATCGAAGAACTCATCATCCGCAATCTGCATATAACGCCCATTAAGGGCGAAAAGAAAGGCTACAATCAACGCAAAGACGAAAACCAATACTTTTATCGTCTGCGTGATTTGAGTGCGTGTAAATCGCTTATTTGAGTTCATTCGTCTGTTTCGCTTTAACCAGTTCATCATAGATTGTGTGGGCGAATTCTCCTGCGAAATATTCTGCCCAATTCTGATAGGTTAGGCAAATACCAGTTCGAGGGTCTTCGTAATCCACGTTTTCCCATATATCTTCCAACTCTGCATAAACCTCATTGGGATTATTCCCAAGAGCGTCCATCACTTCTTCTGAATAGCAATTTACCAATGTGTCTATCCAGTCTCCGCAATCATGACAGCCGTCTTTGTAGATGGCTTCAAATGCGGCTCGTTTCAGTTCATCCGTAAAAGAACCTGTTCCGCAATATGGGTACTCTCCGGTCATTGTTTTTCTAATATGCCGATATTTTTATTTTCAGGAGATAACTCCATCAATTTGCATTTATTACCATCAAGAACGGCTTCAAACATATAATCACTATTTGACAGAGTTATGTTTCTACCATTGCTTTTGCAGGAGAATATTCCCTTGTAATTTTCAGTCTCTACATCTTGTTTTGAGTATTTTTCTCCAATTGGTTCAGTACGTATTAGTGTAAATTTTTGAAGTTTACAATATGGATATCCGTTGACCGTAATAGCATTTTCTGATATTTGAATCACTCCGTAAGTTCCCTGTTTAAAAACATATTTATAAACACGAGTTGCCTCAAACATTTTATCTGTTCTTTTTTCTGTTTTTATATACAAGTCAGCTTCGAATTCTCGCATGATTAAGTCATAAGTAGTTTCTGTCTTCATAGTGTAACCACCAACTTCTACAGGCTCTCCTTTTCCTACTTCCTCTTTTTCAAACTCAACATTATGCAATATGACATCAGAAAATAAATCTTCCGGAGTAATAGCATCTATAGCTTCCATACTCAAAAACACACCCGAATAGTGTTCAGAACCCTTATCGGCATCTTCACTACAGGCAGCCAATACAAGCGAAGCAAAGAAACATAGCATTCCAATAGCATATTTCATTTTCTTCCCTCCACCATCTTTTCGTAAACTTTAATCAATCTCTCTTTCTCTGCGAGCAACTCTTCCAAATGCTTCACACGCTCTGCAAGAATAGCATCGCCACCGACTGATACATTCCCATTCATAGAGGCTGGGCTGAAATCTCCGTTTGTATGCACTGTATTATTTGCGCGTTCAAAGAGTTGCTCATCAAAGAAAACACGGATGTCAATTTTTAACAGCAACGCTATTTTTTCTAAGTCAGCAGCCTGAATTTTGTTGTTATTCACGCATCTATGCAAGTTGGCTTCACTCATGCCTATGTCGGAGGCTAATTTTCTCATGCCTCCAACTCTTTTTTCGCTCAAATTTCTAATAATAGATAAGTCCATAATATATAGCGAGTTATAAATTTTAGACTATAAAATAATACAGACAATATGATTTTTATAACTTAATTATTTGCAAGTGTCTGTATTTTTGTATAGCTTTGCACCATAAAGTTAAACATTAAACTTCAAACGACCGAAGATATGGCTAAAAAAAAGACGATTACAGGCGAATTAGAGCCTATGAAAATCGGAGAGAGCAAGGAGTTTCCTGCATCACTCTGTACAACTGCAAGAAGTATGGCGAGTATGCTCGGTTTCAAGTGGAACAGAGTGTACAAGACAGAAACCGACCGTGAAAGACGTGTTGTCATTGTCAAACGAATAAGTTAATCAACCATGTACACATTCATCGACAATTGGTGCGGCGACCATTACGAATTTTACACCCTCCGTGAAGCGAAAAAAGAAGCAAAGAATCACACTTGCGGATTCCCTGTTTACATCTACAAAGGTTCTCAAATCGTGGCGATTGTACCACCGAAAGAAAATCCGTTACCATAACCATTAAAAACGAAATTATATGAAATCATCAGTAAAAAACAATCTCAAACATAGGATTGAACAGGCAGAAGATTATCTGGATGACCACTTGGAAAATATCACGAACTTAACCCAGCTTGTGCTGACAGGCATTATGTTTTTATGTGTCATCGCTGGTGGAATCGCACATCTCGTAATGGAAAACCTTTCACTTATCGGCATTCTTGTCGTAGCACTTTTTGTCTATCTCGTTTGGCAGATGTGCAAAATTGTGTGGGCTGAGTATCAACAGGATAAAAAGTAAAAACTATGACAACCCTCGATTTCTCCGACAAATCAGTAACCTATGACACCTTTGTCCACGATGTGGCAAGTTCGGTGGTTCGTATGCTCTCCGAAGCACACAACGACCCCGAAATAATCAGTCAACGACAAGCGTATGAAATGTTTGGGCGTGGTAATGTTGACAGATGGCGCAGACAGGGCAAAATTGAGCCTTACAAACGCCCCGGAAAAGTGGAATATCGGACAGCGGAGTTGAGAGCCTTGCAGAAAACCCGACAGGATTATTTCAAATAACGAGATAAGGGAGTGTAGCTCAGCGGATAGAGCGGCGGTGTACACCCAAATGACCAAGATGTAGCAGGTCGCAGGTTCGAATCCTGCAACTCCCTCAACATAACAAACTGTATTAAATAACTTAAGTATTATCATTATGAGCAATGCAATATCATTAGCGAAAGAATTGCAGTCAATGAAAGCCATTGATGTGATACGCAATGAACGTGTGCGAAATCAGTTCATCAGCGTGTACAACTCCATTTGGAAAGAAGGAGGCGAACAAGTGTACGAAAGGGAGGCTATTTATTTCAACCAACAGTTACGTGACAAGCAGAACCTCCGTGAATGTTCCGGCACATCCATCTTCTATGCCTTTATCGACCTTGCTGTCAAGGGGCTGACACTTGCCACTGGCGCACAGGCTCTTTGCTACCTCATTCCTCGCTCTGTCAAAGTCGGCACAGACCAAAGCGGAAAGGATATATGGGAAAAAGTCTGCAACCTTACCATATCAGGATATGGCGAGTTGGTACTCCGCAAGAATGCCGGGCAGATACGGCACGCGGACAATCCGGTAATCGTGTACGAGGGCGACACTTTCCAATATGGCGAACAGAACGGACAGAAGATTGTGAACTATATGTCAGCTTTTCCTCGCAGGTCAAACAAGATTATCGCCTGTTTTCTGAAGATTACTCGTGCAGACGGCACTATTGACTATTCTGTGATGACGGAACAGGATTGGATGCGTCTTAAAGGCTATTCCGACAAGCAGAACACCTACTACGATTCAAAGACACGCCAGTATGTAACCAAGTCGAATGAACTCTACGGCAAGGACGGTCAGATTGATACGGGCTTCCTGATGGCAAAATGCGTAAAACACGCTTTCAAGACCTATCCGAAACTTAATATCGGACGTGGTACTTCGCTTGAAACAGAAATTATCGAGCAACAACCTACCGATTTTGACCCATACGGAGGAGTGGAAGCCAATGGACAATCTGAACAACAAGAACAGCACTTTGCACCGGCACCGGATATGTCTGCAGGAGTAACCATCGACCCTGCACAGCAATCAGATAACGATGGTGATGATACTTTCTAAACCTCTACCACTATGTCACAGGAAACAACATTCGGCGAAAGCCAATTGGCAATCATAAAGCAGGAGAACATTCAGACCATCGTATCTGCTGCTCCTCAATCATATCAAGACAACAAACTCTCTCGTGACAATTGTACGAGAGCGGGACAAGTCCTCCTTGAAACAATACAGACACAGGGCATGACAGACGAACTCGACCAACAGGCTGCAGTTTTCATTGAGAAAGCACGTAAGACTGTCCGCAAGATGAACGAACGCCGTTCACCTGTAACCAAACTCTTTGACGATATACGCCGTGAGTTCACGGTAATGGAGAATGCCATAGACCCGACTAAAGTCGATACGATTCCATTCAAGTTGCAGCAGCTCCGCAACCAGTATGCAGCAAAGAAACGTGCTGAAGAGGAAGAACGCCGCCGCAAAGAATATGAACGCCAACAGGCGGAAGCGGCTCGCAACAAGATGAAGCAGGACATTGAAGATGATTTCAATGCGCAATTCACGACATTCCTCAATCAGACAATAAACTATTTAAGCCAACAGGACAATGGCGTGACACTCAAAAACTATCAGACTGTATTTGATTCAATAAAAGGTTATGCTACAGAATTACCTGCTGATTGGCTGTTCAATCTTCATACGCTTATCCGCATTCCTGCCGGAGTATCTGTAGATGAGGTGCGGAAGGTGGAGATTGAAACGAAAGAACGTCTTGCCAAGAAATTCAAGGAGATGTATTCATGTGAAGTACAGGACAACAAGGATTTCATATTGGACCGCTTGCCTTCTAAAAAAGCAAATCTTGAGCGTATCGCGCAATCTAATGCCGCCGAAGCTGCACGTATCAAGGCGGAAATGGAAGCTCGTCAGCGCAAGGAGGCAGAAGAAAAGGAAGCCGAACGCAAACGCAAGGAAGAGGAAGAAAAGCAAAAAATTGAAATGGCACGTCAGCAGTCCGAAATGGAAACTCTGTTCGGTCAGCAATCCATCATGCAGCAAGGTTATCAGCCCAAGGTAAAAGTTGCTCAAAAAATCAATCTTCTCAACCCTGAAGGCATTTTGCCGATACTCTCCATGTGGTGGAGCAAGGAGGGATGTCAACTTTCAGTGGATGAACTCTCCAAGATGTTCAAGAAGCAGATTACATTCTGTGAGAAACTTGCCAAAGAGGACGTGTTCATCAGTGATGAGAGTGTAGAGTATGTAGAAGATGTAAAAGCCAAGTAATCATGTACGAAAGCGGATACTACCCACCCGGAGCAGAATATGACCCGCGTGCCCCGTGGAACGAGAAAGAACCTAATATGGTTAAGTGTGAAGCCTGTAACGGCAAAGGTTATCATTGGTATGCCTATAATATCGAAACAGACAAGGAAACAGAATGCACTGAAGAAGCGTGGCTTTGTCTGCCCGAAACAGAAGAAGTGGCCGAAGCCAAGAGACAACACTATTGCCGAGGCGAAAAAGAAGCCTGTGAAGTGTGCGGTGGTATCGGTGAAATTGAATACGAAGAAGATTACGAACCCGATTACGATGACTATTATGAGTAACCCGGATACATATTACAGCAGAAGTGAGGTCAGCAACTCTGACCTCACTGAACTGAAAAACATTCTGCACCCACGTATGCAATACGGAGATAAGGAGGCTGCGTTTCGGTTTGGTTCTCTGGTTGATGCGATTATCACGGAACCGGCTCGGGTGGATTATTATCACCTTACGGTAGATGATGTGCAATATACTGATGACGAGTTCCGTCACGCACAGGAAATGCATAAATCCCTCCGTATGGAGGCACGTAAAGATGCATTTCTCGCCAAGGTTCTTGAATGTGCTGAAACGCAACGGTTCATGGTGGGCAGGTCACAACCATTCACATATTGCGATTTTCAGTTCTCACTTGATACCCGGTGCAAATGGGATTGGTGGCTCGGTTCGTTTGGTGGAGACCTTAAAACTACATTTGCCTCTACTGAGCAGCAGTTTGAGGAAGCAGTTGATTTCTTCGATTGGGATAGAAGCCGTGCTTGGTATATGGACATCGCTCATTCCGACCATGATTTCATCTACGCTATCAGTAAGAAGAACTGCCGTGTGTTTAAAAAATTCATCAACCGTTACGATGAGGTTTACAGACGTGGACGAGAGAAATATGAAGAACTGGCATTCCAGTTTTGGTGTCTAACCCCTCAAACTTAAACTTATGGATATATTCTGCAAAGTAACCCCTTGCGGTCTTGTGCCGCTCCATGACAGCGACCTTGATTTGAAGAAACGGCTTCGTGTCGGTTCTGTTGTCAGGTGCAAAGTGAGTAACCCTCGAAACTACGAGCATCATAAAAAGTTCTTTGCACTGGTTCGGCTCACGTTCGACAATCTTCCGCTCCCTTTGGTTGAAAAATGGAATATACGCAACGAATACGATATGCTGCGCCGGTTCAAACGTGATTTAGGATATTTCACCAATACAATCAACGAATACGGAGAGCATGAGATAGAATACCTCTCAATTTCTTTTGCCGCTATGGAACAGCACGAATTTGAGCAGTTCTACAATCAGTGCATCGACCTCGTGCTGTTCAAGTACATAAAAGGAATAGACAAACAGGATTTAATAACAGAGATAGAGAACTTTAAATAATGAGCAACATACTGAAACATAACCTTCGTGTCGAACCTTACGAGTATCAGCGTGAGGGAATCTGCTTCGGGTTAGAGCATAAGCGCATAATCATCGGTGATGAGCCGGGTTTGGGAAAGACTTTGCAGTCTATTGGCATTGTCGATACTGCTAACGCTTATCCCTGCCTTGTCATTTGTCCGTCATCATTGAAAATCAATTGGCAGCGCGAGTTCGAAAAGTTTACGGACAAATCAGCCCTTGTGCTTGACAACAATGTGCGTACAACTTGGGGTTATCTTCTCTCAATGGGAGTTCATCAGGTCGCCATAGTCAATTATGAAAGCCTGCGTAAGTTCTTTGTATGGGACATCCGAGGAGGAAAGCAGTTTCGGTTGAAGGATGTTGTTTTCAATCCGCAGATACAGGCGTTCAAGTCCATAATCATAGATGAAAGCCATCGTGTCAAAGACCCGTCAGCACAACAGACAATTTTCACAAAAGGGTTGTCCGTAGGTAAGGACTGGTGCATTCTCCTTTCAGGTACTCCAGTGGTTAACCGTCCCGAAGATTTAATCGCGCAGTTGTCCATCATGAACCGTTTGGGCGAGTTCGGTGGGCGTGCCAAGTTTATTGCTGATTATTGTACCGACCCTAAAGACAAGACTGCCGAACCTGCTGTTCCTCTTTCAGAACTGTCAAGACAGTTATACAATACATGTATGATACGCAGAGAGAAAGCAAAAGTGCTTCCCCAATTGCCTGACAAGACAAGGGTGGATTTATATATTGAGATTTCAAACGACAAGGAATATAATCTTGCAGCCGAAGACCTTGCCGCTTACTTGCAGGAATACACAGAGTGTACAGATTGGGAAATACGCCGTAAAATGCGCATGGAGGCTCTTGTCAGGTTTATGACCTTGCGCTCCTTGGCCACAAAAGGAAAGATTGCACAGGCGGTTGATTTTATCCGAACATTCCTTGATAGCGGAAAGAAACTCATTGTATTCTGTTCGCTACACGAGATTGTGGATGAATTGCAAAAGATATTCCCCCGTGCCGTCACGGTTACAGGGCGTGATAGCTCAGTAAACAAACAGGCTTCGGTTGACGCTTTTCAGAACAATCCCAATGTGCAGCTTATTATCTGTTCCATTAAAGCCGCTGGTGTCGGACTTACGCTGACCGCAGCGTCCGATGTGGCATTCATAGAACTGGCTTGGACATATGCCGATTGCTGTCAATGCGAAGACCGTGCTCACCGTATCGGGCAGAAAGATAATGTAACCTGTTACTATCTGCTTGGTCGTGGCACTATCGACCATACGATATATCGCCTCATCCATCGCAAAAAATCCATTGCCAACGAGATTATGAATGCTGACGATGAAATCCCAACCGATGAAATGTATTTCAATGAGTTGGTAAAATCATTCTTAAACACTTCGGGGTGATGGAGATTTGTAAAACAGATATGCAGAAGATTATCAAGTATCTCGATGACGCTGCCAAGGTATATGACACTCTCCCCGGACAACGCAACACATGCCGGGCATGGGTTATCAGACAACATATAAAAAAGTTACAAAAGAAATTATTCACTATTAATCAAAAAAGAAATGATAAAGACTGACATCGTTGATTATATCGTCAACAACACGACTTTGAGTCGTTCACAGGCAATTAACGCTACCGACAGCGTGATAGAGGCTATAAGCCATTCGCTCATCAAAGGCGAAAGTGTGTTTATCCGTGGCTTCGCCACCATCAAGGCGATTGTTACAGCCCCTAAAAAGGCTCGTAATATCAACAAAGGAACGGCTGTGACTATTCCGGCACAACATTCCGCCAAACTTGTGTTAAGCAAAGAATTAAAAGAACGTATGAATAAAAAATAATTAGTAGTATGGTAGAAACAAGAAAGAATGAAATACGCTACGTAACTTCCGACCCATCAAAAATGCTGAATAAATACCTTGCCAAACGAGTTATTAAGACATGGGAGGAGTCTTTTATTGACGAAGACACTGGCGAAACAGTCAATATTGAACGGAATGAAGTATTGTTTGAGCGTGGCACACTCATAGACCAGGATGTTCTTGCGAAAATACGCTTTAGTATGGAAGCTGACGGTATCAAGGAAGTGGAGGTCAGCAATCAGAACAGATTGGCTTTTGAACTTGAAAATAATTTTATGCATCCTTTTATATCTCAAGTTGAGATAGGAGACAAGAAACACAAATTCCTGTTATACGCAATAGGGCTTTATAATGCGCTTGATATATTAAAAGACTACATCGAATTGAATTACAAGAACGGATTCAGAATCTTAATGGCAAAAGAATTTGATTCTTGTATTATCATTACTGATAACCTGAAAGAGTTTACAGCTGATGATGCTTCCATTGCATATTTAAAAAATGAAATATCAATGGATGAATATGTTGAGAAAGTTGGTACTGAAGAGTGTGAGGAATCCAAACCGGAAGACAATAAGTTCTACCAAATAGAAACGACCATCACTTTTGATGAAGAGCAGCATGAACAAACATTCGTTGTACATACATTCAACGTTGATAGAGCTATGATGCTTATTTCCCACTATCTCGAAGTCAAAGAGGATGAATGCGAAAAGAATGCCATCAAACATGGGCATGTCTATAATAAAAGGGAAATTCATACTGCAATCGAAGCTGTAAAGTCCATTCCAGTTGGTCGCTTTATTCCACGTGAGTTTTCAATGGCATATATGTAAAAATATAGTTATGAAGAAAACAACTTTTGATGAAATGATGTCCCGGATGAAAAAGGAGTCCGGGCATCGTAAACGCCCATCGGATGAAGAACATCGTATACAATGTACATGTGTACGGTGGTTTTCTCTCCAATATCCACAACTTGATGGCAGGTTGTTCGCTGTTCCCAACGGTGGAAGACGGGATGCCGTCACAGCTGCAAAACTCAGAGCAGAGGGTGTTGTGGCAGGGGTGGCAGACCTCATCCTGTTAAAGAGCAACCGTGATTACGGAGCATTGCTCATCGAAATGAAAACCACCAAAGGCAGACAGAGTGAAAGCCAAAAGAAATGGCAAAAAACTGTATGCTTCAATGAGGAATACAAATATGTGGTGTGTCGCTCCTTTGACGATTTCAAACGAGAGGTGGACGAATATTTGAGAAACGAATAAAATAATGATAGATATGGCAAACACCAAAACAGGTCTAAATTATTTCACGGTTGATTGTGATAGGTATCAGGACCGGCGCATTAAAAGGTTGAAAAAAGATTTTTCTTGTCGAGGTATTGCTGTGTACGATTATATACTATGTGAGATATATCGGGTACAAGGCTGTTTCTTGGAATGGGATTCAAATACTGTCTTTGACGTGGCTGAGTATTTCGGGTTGAAAGAAAACGTGGTGCAAGAAATTGTTGCGTACTGCGGAACAGTGGGGCTGTTTGATAAAGAACTACTTTCTCGTGGGATTATAACATCCGCATCCATTCAACAACGCTACATAGATATGTGTACACGCGCCAAGCGTAGAAATATCATCATACCTGATAAATGCAAACTCAATATGGAGTGTACAGAACAGGTGGAAGCCTCTAAGCGTGAAAACGAAATTGACTATAGTAAGACGCAGCCCCATTGTGAACCTTATTCACTCACGCTTGACCAGGAAATTGAAGAACTGAAAGGCGATGAATGTTGGCTTGACCAATTACAGGTCATTCACCATATGGAAATTTCTTTGCTTCGCAACAGATTGGATGATTTTCGGGTGCAATGTCTGGCGGATGGCAAAGAGAGGGGACACCAATCATTGCAAGATGCCAAACAGCATTTCAATTCATGGTTACGAATAGTGAATAAAAACAAGACGAAAGATGATAAAGATAGAAGCACAGGACGAAATCAGCGTAGAGGCAATGTTCTCTCGGCTGATGAGCAGAAAACGTACGGCGACTCGTTTTAGACTGCCATATACTGCCAAACAGGTTTATGCAATGCTCTATGCAGCTTGTCAAGTGGAGGTTGTTAATAGGCATCGGGAGTTCGTTGTTACTGACGAATACAAGAAACATCTTTGGGACATTTCCCAATGGCTGACATCAAAAGATTCGACATTCGGACTGTTCCTTTGCGGTGGAGCCGGTAATGGAAAGACAACCATTCTCCGTGCCTTGCAAAATCTCACAAACTACTTGCGTAGCGATGAGTCATATACCAGTAGGCAGGATGATTATCCCACACGTGGCTATACCTTCATCACTGCGAAAGACCTTGTACTGCTTGCCAAGGCATACAACAATCCCACTCGTGAGAACGAGAGTGAGGTGTACCGGTACAAAAAAATACGCAGCATTGAGATACTGGCGATTGATGACCTTGGGCAAGAACCCAAGGAGAGCATTCACTATGGAGACTTCGTTACGGCGGCTATGGATATTATCTCCTTTCGTTATGAGGAACAATTCTGCACTTTGGTGTCATCCAACCTTTCTGCTACCGAGATTGCCACTTATTACGATGAACGTATTGCTGACCGCTTCCGTGAAATGATGCATATCGTCAATTTCAGTACGGAACAATCATTCAGGAAATTAAAATCAAACAAATAGGAACTATGAACAAAGATTACAGTTACTGTTCGGGCGTTACCTGCCCCATCCGAAACGAGTGCAAGAGATATTTGCCTGACCCTCCCGATGTACCGCTATGGTGGATACCACCTGCCTACAAAGAGAATCTTAAACAGTGTCCTCACTTTGAAAAGACTTATAGAAATAACAATAACCCCGAACTATTGAAAGGAGGTGAGGAATGAAATCAATACTTGATGCTTGTTGTGGTGGAAAAATGTTCTACTACGATAAAAATGACGAAAGGGTCTTATTCCAAGACATACGAAACATATCCACCCACTTATGTGATGGACGATTGTTTGAAGTAAAACCGGATGTACAAGCAGATTTTACAAATATGCCATACGAAGATGAAACATTTTCTATGGTTGTATTTGACCCTCCACATCTATTGAGAAATGTCGGTAAATCAAAAATGGCAGATATGTATGGCGGTCTAAACGAAAAATCAAATCCAACCGGTTATCAGCAAATAAAATATGGCTCACTCTATTCAGATTGGAAAGATATGCTATCTAAAGGGTTTGCAGAATGTTTCCGTGTATTGAAGACGGGCGGTTTTCTGATTTTCAAATGGAACGAAACTGATATAAAGGTATCGGAAATACTGAAACTCACACCGGAGAAGCCAATATTTGGACATATATCCGGCAAGCGAAGCAATACACACTGGATTTGTTTTATGAAAGGAGGCGAGAAATGAAAGTCATCGTAACATTTAGCGGAGGTAAAGATAGTCTTGCGTCATTACTTTGGGTACGCAATAATTTGACGAAAGATTTTATCACTATCTTTTGTGATACAGGTTGGGAACATCCATTGACCTATAAATACATCGAAGAAATACGAGAGCAACTTGGATTAAATCTCATTACCGTAAAGTCAAAGAAATTTGACGGCATGGCAGATTTGGCAAAAAAGAAATCACGTTGGCCATCATCGCAACGGAGGTTCTGCACATCAGAACTGAAAACCATTCCGATGATTGACTACATACTTGACGAGGTGAACGATGACATTCTGATTATACAGGGCATACGTGCATCCGAGAGTGCTAAACGTGCCGAAATGTCAAAACAATGCACCTACTTCAAATATTATGTTCAGCCATACGGAAAGGATAAGCACGGAAAAGACAAATTTCATACTTACCGCCGTAAAGATGTATTAGCATTTCGAGAGAAACATGCTGATGACCTGTTACGCCCGGTATTCGATTGGTCTGCACAGCAAGTAATAGATTATATACTTGAAAATGGTGTACAGCCTAATCCGCTCTACCGCATGGGCTACAAACGTGTCGGTTGCTATCCTTGTGTGATGGCTTCTCAACAAGATATTTACAATATCAGCGTACAGGACACGGAAAGGATAAATTACATCGCTAAACTCGAACAACGATTAAATAGCAGTTTCTTCAGTCCTGATAAAATTTCATCGAAATATTATCAGGGCGACTATCCGCTAATCAGAGATGTTGTTCGCTATGTACAAGGTAAACGTGCCGGAGGTTCTCTGTTCGATGATGATAATGTGGCAACAAGTTGCATGAGTTATTACGGACTTTGTGAATGACAAAGGAGAACTTATGAACAGGAAAAAAATTATACGAACCATCAGAGCCTTTAAGAAGATTCTGAAACAAGGTGCTCCTCAAACAGCAATGAAGTGCAGCTTTTGGGATGTTCATGAAAAGCGATACACAGCCGATGAAATAGCCGCTCGTTTTTTACGGATGAAAGGCTATAACGTGAGAATTGAAATAGATGATAATACAGAGAATCCCTCTTATTGTTTCGGATACATTCGGTTCTATCGCTATGTAACAATCAGTTTTAACTAATAATCAAGACAAGAACAATGAAATTTAAATCACATATATGTACCACACGTGAGCAGTCAAAAAGATTGCTCGCATTGGGACTAAAGCCGGGAACGGCAGATATGGTGTATCATTACACTAAGAGTAAAGTACCTGCATTGGAATGGGAGTTGCAAACTAAGCCGCCAACATCAAGAGGTGAGTTTTGGACACCCCAAAGAATAGCAAAGTTAGCATTTCCTTTTCATAAGCATCCAGATGGAACACCGATGACCGGTGAAGAGGTGTTTGATGAATTGTGGGGAAAGGATGTTCCTGCATGGAGTCTGTCAAGGCTGCTGGAACTGATGCCAAAGTACATTGAACAAAACAACAGGCCAAATGTCGATTTAGACATAAACAGTGATGGGCAGTATTGGTTTGTTTCTTATGATGAACTCGGATATGACATAAAGAATCAAGAAATGAAACAGGATTTGTTTGATGCAATTATTTCCATGATTGATTGGCTTATTACCAATGGATATTTCAATAAAGAGTTTGTTAAATAATGGTTGTGTTAAGTCTATTCGATGGCATGAGTTGTGGGCAGATAGCCTTGCACGAACTTGGAATAATCCCCGAAACCTATTACGCTTCGGAGATTGACAAGTTCGCCATAGCCCAAACACAGCTCAATTTCCCCGACACGATACAATTGGGTGATGTCGCAGAAGTGGATGTGTCCCGGTTGAAGCCTGTTGATTTGCTCATCGGTGGTTCACCGTGCCAATCATTCAGTTTTGCAGGAAAGCGTGCCGGAATGAAGACCACTGAAAACGAGGAAATCTACACACTTGACAGATACTTGCAGTTGAAAGCGGATGGGTTTAAATTCGAGGGGCAAAGTTATTTGTTTTGGGAATATATGCGCATCCTTACCGACATTCGCAAATACAATCCCAATGTGCTTTTCTTGTTGGAAAATGTGGAAATGGGCAAAAAATGGGAACGGGTATTGAGTGATGCCATCGGTCTTTATGGTGTACATATCAATTCAGCACTCGTATCGGCACAGAACCGCAAACGCGTCTATTGGACAAACATACGGACAAGACAAGAGGGCTTGTTTGGTGATTTGTATTCTGATATTCCTCAACCGGAAGATAAAGGGATATTACTCCGTGATATATTGGATGAAGATGTGGGCGAAAAATACTACCTGTCAGACATGAAAATAGAATGGCTTGAAAAACATTCCGCAAAAACAGGCAATGCGTTTCATAAATTTACCGGTACAGATAAGGCTTGTTGTATTACATCCACTGCGGAAGTGAAAAATAACCTTTCTACGAATTATGTATGTGTTGCAATGCGTGGCAGAAACCCTGACAATCCATCAAACCGCACATCCGGCATTCATACCGAACAACGCATCGAGCCAAACATGGACGGAAAAACAAATTGTTTGACAAGCGTTCAGAAAGACAATCTTATTCTGCAACGTCCTCGCGGAAACAATCAAGGCGGAGAGTTCACTGAGAAAGCACCCACATTGACTTCCAATCATTGGGAACAGAACAATCTGCTTATGAAAAGAATTAACCAACTTAACATTTCAGACGAAAGCAATGGCAGACAACCATATCAACAGAATCGAGTATTCGATATTGATGGCATATCTCCTGCGTTAATGAATGGCCATGCGGGGCAGACCATCAATGTACTAATCAAAAACAAGCGTATTAAAGATAATCTGCGTAGAACCGATGACAAAAGTCTTACTCTTCTTGCCACATCGTATAAAGGTGCTGAGTCAAACGGTATGACCCTCGTAAAAAATGGCGAGTATCGCATCCGGCGTCTTACACCGACCGAATGTGCAAGGCTGCAAACCATTCCTGACTGGTATAAATGGCAATGTAGTGAAACGCAGCAATACAAAATGCTTGGTAATGGCTGGACTGTAGCCGTTGTCTCGCATATACTTCAATATCTAAAATTTAAAACATTACAATCATGAACTCAACAGTATTAAAGGAAATTATGGCATTTTTACTCGGACGAAAGTATTATGCAAATATTATAGCAACAAGAGGTACAACGAAACAAGAAATTTGTTCCTACATCTTCGCTACAAAAGAAGCAGCTGAGCGGCATCGGGATGAAATTGAAACAACTCTGTCATTCCGGTATATCGAAACTGTTTCGTTCCGCTCCCGAAAAATCAGTTTGGAAGCGGCAGTTAAAAGTTAAACAATTCGGGTATCATTCATATACTATATTTGGACTATGATATTTAATAAAATAACAAAATGGTGGCAGTCGTTCCGGTTCTACATCATTGCCGACCCTGCCGACAATTCTGTAACACTCTCAAAGGCGTTGTTCAACCATATGAAGGACAACGCCCATGAGGGCGATGAGGCTCGTATATTCGTGTTCAAGATTACGGATTCAAGCAGCTTCGGGTTCATGACAAACCCAAGCATCGAGCAACCTACGCAAATGTGCAATATTCAGTACAATGGGAAATACCGTTGTATCGGTTTTGAAACACTCTGTCCGTCTGTCGGGCAAATTCTATATACATACGGACTAAATGCTTCACAGCGTGTCAAATTATCCGTATCCGTATGCCGTACAGTGCAGGGCAAAGTTTACTATCAAATAGAACGACCACATGAAAAGCATATTAGGAAATACACGAAAGGCTGATATTACTTTTCACGACAATGGACGTATCAATATATCTGCCAGAGTGTCCAAGTTATTGGAATTGTCACATGGTGATGTGATTGATATAATGGACGGACAGGGTGAAATATATCTGTATGTCAAGCACCGTGTGCCGGTTGTCGGTAGGCACGAGGGGATGGTATTCCGTTCCAACAAAAACGGGAATCATTGTATAGCCTCATCCGTGATACTCTGCCGTTACATCATTACAAGGTGCGGAGGAAGTGGAAAGGTACGGTTGTGTTGTGGGACTCCTGTAGAATTGCAACACTACGGGAAAGCATTGCCGATTATAATTAAATACATATTGTGATATGATTAAAGAGATTAAATACAATGGTTATACCGCCAATCCGTCCGACTACGCATGTCCGGACGGAGATTTGGCAACATCAATAGGCGTTATTCCCGAAGATGGTTCACTTAAATCTATATTGCCACCATCTGAGGTGTTCCGGCTTGAAAGTGGGGCATCTGTCATGTATATCCATGAAACGGCAAACATAAAACATTACATCATCTTCAAAAACAATGCGATTAGTTGGTGGGACGGCACAGATGAGCATGAACAGGTATCTCTTCGTACATTCAAGGAGATATACCAAATAAATGCCATTGGAAACACACTTCTCGTTTTGTCGGAAGATGGTATGCATTATTTCCTATGGAAAGGAAATGACGATGGGTATTTGTACCTCGGTACTAAAATTCCCGAATGCCCTTTGTCATTTGGTTTGCAAGGGGAAATGGTTCGCACGGATGAGTTCTCCATATCATTTGATGCCATTAACGAAGGTAGTATTTGGAATGAATTTTCAGATAGTAATAAAACACGAATAACAGACCAAGTACTTGCACATGTAAACAAGTTTATTGCAGAGAGGTCAACCAATAAAGGAAAATTCCTTTTCCCGTTCTTTGTCCGATACGCCTATCGCCTATACGATGGAACTTTGACAATGCATTCTGCCCCTATTCTGATGATTGCTTCATCTGACCTCGCACCGCAGGTTTTTTGGACGCACCTAACAGGAAAGGGGAAATATACGGATGCACAGCTGCGTGTATGCGGAATGCTACACGACCTTGACTATGCAGTCATTCATAATTCACGGCTTGAAATGATTAAGAATTGGAGAGATATTGTTCGCTCGGTAGATGTTTTTGTTTCAAAACCGATTTATACATACGACCAAAACGGGAAATGCACACGGTTTGCTCAATCAGAAAGTTATAATTCTTATTGCGTATGCAAGCATACCAATCAGGCTGCATCAACTTCAAAATACCCTCTTCGTTATCAGCGTCATACATTCAATAAACTGTATGCTTTTACTTTTGACCCGAACGGATTGACATATCCTGCCGGACGTTTGATGATTCCTCGTAGGAGCATTGATGATGTCAAAGAGGATATTCGCTCCACATCACAGTTCTATTTACTTGAGAGTATTCCTGTAGAGCAGCTTACAACGGCACGGACAAAATTGGTTGTTGAGGAAGACTATTTGCAGTCACTTGTCACTCGTGAGGTTATGACGGACGATTATGATAGCCATGATAAATTGTTGCCTAATTATTCATTTGTGTATAACTCAAGGCTCAATCTTGCCAATATCAGGAAAGAACTATATGACTTATATAATATTGGGGCAATGATACCATATACCAATGGTTATGTCGCAATCTGGAATGGAATGCCACCTACTCAAATGGATGGGACGATGGGGGCGACCGTTTACTTTTACATAAAGCAGGATGGCCGGGACATTGTGGTTAGTGGAGAATCATATCAGGTTTCATTTTATAGTCCTCCTTTCTTATTTTTGTTCTATCCCAATATAAACGCATATAAAGCAGTCATTGTAACTCATTATGGCGTTCCTATGTATTATGAGGTCACGTTGGAACAACATAAATTCCTCAATGGTTCTTTCTATTTTGCCGGTTGGGAAAATCCGAAAGAAGGTAGTAGCAGCTATCCTACTACAAGCCCATTGGCGGAAAGAATAATTGATTTGCCCAACAAAATATATACATCGGAAGTGAACAACCCGTTTCATTTTCCGGTACTCGGCATCAATACGGTTGGAACAGGAACTATTCTCGGCATTTGCGCTGCTGTGAAAGCATTGTCTGAAGGTCAGTTTGGACAGTTTCCTCTTTATGCCTTTACTACGGAAGGAGTATGGGCGTTGGAAGTGTCTGTTACAGGAACATACTCCGCCAAACAACCGATTACTCGTGATGTGGTCATTAACCCCGACAGCATTACCCAGATTGACACTGCCGTCCTGTTTGCAACCGATAGAGGTATTATGCACATCAGCGGCTCGTCCACACAATGTATATCCGACATCCTGAATACGGAGGATTTGTTCAGCATTGCCGACCTGCCTAAGTCTGATGCGTTGATAAACATCTTCAACGAAAAATCCGATGAAAGCGAAAAGATTACACTCGCAGACATCACGCTGTTGCCGTTCAACGAATTTCTACGAGGTTGCCGTATGGTGTATGACTATACCCACCAACACATCATCGTATATAACAGTGCAGTGCGTTATGCTTATGTTTTCTCTTTGAAGTCAAAATTGTGGGGTATGATGTATTCCGATATTGTGGCTAATGTCAATTCCTATCCCGAAGCATTTGCCATGGCAGAAGGTTCGAGATTGGTCGATTTCTCCAAGTCTAATGCTGAGAATATAACAGCTCTAATTATTACTCGTCCGTTCAAGATGGATGCACCCGATTCGTTCAAGACTATAAATACTATCATACAGCGTGGTATGTTCCACTCGACCCATATCCGGCAGGTGCTGTATGGTTCAAACGACCTCATACATTGGCACGTTGTATGGAGCAGCGTGGATAAAAATATGCGAGGCTTCCGGGGGACACCATATAAAGCCTACCGTCTTGCTCTTGTCTGCCGTTTTGATAAAGCGGAAAGCATATACGGATGTACCGTGGCGTTCGAGCCGCGTATGACAAACCAAGTACGATAGTTTTCAGGTAAAACAGATTGTTTATAAAGGAGAAAGAGCCGTGATGCGTGATGCACCTCGGCTCTTGTCTATTAAAACGGCTTGCATTTCCGTCTTATCTTGCCTTTCCTTGATACAAGCGATGTCTGTATCTTGCTTTTCAGTTCTTTGAATTTCCCCTCCCAATTCGCTTGACTACCTGGATTGGTGATGCTCATCCAATCGGCAAGCACTCTGCATACAAGATATTCATGTATCAGATGATTTAGCAACTGCACGGTCGTCATTGAAAAGCCAACCGGCAAATTCAGTACAATATCGTATGCTTCAGGAGCAGTCAGTACATTATCGAAATTTTCTTGCGTCTCGCCTATTTCCGTTTTTGTATAGGGAAAAAGCATTTCCACACATTCGGCATGGGCAAGATTCAGTACCCTTGTTACCCGGTCGATATTTCCTTTCTGACCGATGTCGAATACCTGATGCCGGGCGTGTACATCGTCTGTTTTCATGATGTCGCCCTCAACAAACGAATAGTTCTCGGCATCATATATCAGTTCCGACCGTTTGAATGTCAGCGTTACAGATTTAGTCTGTCGCTGATTATCACTACAGCAATACATTATCAACTATATGTAGGGCGTTCAGGGCGACTGCGTTTATACAAAGCACGCTTCACATTCTCTAACGATACTCCTGAATGGGAAATATAGGTTTCTGCATCCTCCTTGTTTGTAATGGCGAACCAATCTCCAAGAGCCATGTCCACAAGGTAAGAATGTATGCCGTTTCCCAATGCGTCTGCCGATGAGTTGTTGTAGTTGCTTGGCAGCTCAAACGAAAGTTCAAGCACTCCGTCATTGTCAATCTGTTCGGCAATTAGGTTATCGCTCGTGGTTTTGTCTTCCGACAGATACTCTCCGAGCAGACTTTTCAAAGCCGAGAAAGCGTTGGCCAAGGAACGGCGGATTTGGTAGCTGTTCTCATCATCATCACTTGCTTGCATGTTCGAGGCAGCTTCGTATGTCTTTTTGCCTTCTGCCTCTCGTGCCTGTCCTGTCAAGTATGCCTTATTCTGAATGTCATAGATAAGTTCTTTAACTTGTTGCGTGACGGTCAATGTCTTTTTATTCTCTGCCATAATACATTTATTTAATTGTTACTCGTATCGTATGTAGGGCGCATTGGCTTTTTCTTGAAAAACGCTTTGCGCATGATGTCTTCCAAATAGGTGGCGGCTTCCGAAGCATATCCGGTTGCTTCACTCTTGTTGGTAAATGTGTACCATTTGGCCGTAATGTTCATCACGAAGAATGAAAATAGGCTGCGTTGCATACTGGCAGTCAGACTGTCATCGAATGCAGTTGATAGACCTAATGTCAAAGAATACTCACCGTTCGTTTCTTCCTCCGATATAAGTACCTTTTTCAAACTGTTGCAAACCATATTCTTGCACTCGTTCCAAAAGCGTTCAAGGATGGATTTATCCTCTTCGGTGGTTGAAATGGTCTCGTAGGCATGTTCATCGTCCATCTTTGCCCCTGTGTATTCCGTAGTCTTTGCCACTTCCTCATACACGGTTTCTTTATTTATTGTCAATACTATTTCCATATTCAAAAACTAAATAGATTATATGATATACCTACACCAACGTAGGGGGCGAACTGTGGCGTTCCTCTCAAAGTCATCCCGTAGCCCACCTGTATGCCGATGCTCCATCGCTTTGTCTTCGGGCGTTTGGTTATGGTCATGGTTTCGTGCGGCATACGTAATATCAGGCTGTCAAGACTTGCATTGTACCCGCTCACGTATGCTGTATAGGTGTCGCCCTCATATTTGGTTTGCGTGATGGGTACCTGCACCTCTACACTGTCGGCTGAAATCTTTTCGCCCATATCCTCGAAATGGTCTTTGTTTAGGAAATTCACTTCCTCATCATCGGGAACGCTTTTGCAGAAATTTTGTACACTATCCTGCAATATTTGGGGCTTTTCAGGAAATTTCTGTACGCTTTTTGGCAATTTAGGAACGCTTACAGGCAATTTTGCCGTAATGCTACCAAGCGGCTTTTCTTCTTTCGGGGCAGGTTGGTGGTAAGCGATAGTATCAAATATCGTTACCCTCATCGTGTCCGGCACAGGCGTTCCGCTTTTGTCGCCGATGATACCCCTGCCGCCGTTCCACAGAACAGAGCCGATAAGCAGCACCAACAGCACGCACAACAATATGTTTTTAGTCCTTTCCATACTTGTAATCCCAATCCATCAATGCTGCAACGTGAGTTCGCACAATAGCATCACGCCCCTTGTCTGAAGTAAGGTAAGCTACATCCTGTTCATTGTCCATGAAAAAGTTTTCCGTAAGGACGGCGGGGCATTTTGTTTTGCGTAGGATATAGAAAGCCTCTTCCCAGTCAGGGTCACCGTCCGATAAATCCTTACGGATTGTAAGTCCGGCAAAATTCTTTTCCGCTTCGGCATACAGCATGGTGGCAAGTTCATCGCTCTTGGTTTTGCCTTTGCTTGTGTAGGCACTCCAACCACGAGCCTTTCCCCATTCACCGTTTTTCGATGCATTGCAATGAATGGAAACAAGCACCACATTCTCTGCGCCAAAACGTCCGCAAATCTCATTCACACGCCTTACTCGTTCTTCAAGGGGTATGTCTTCGCTTTCGGTTACAATGCGCTCCGCATCAATGCCCAAAAATTTCAACTCTCCCTCGATGCTTTTTGCTATTTCTCGTGCGTAGCTGTATTCTCTGAACTTACTGTCAGGGCTGCGCTTTCCCGGAGTATTCTTGCCATGTCCGTTGTCAATCAATATCTTCATGCTTGGTAATTTATAGGGTTAGTATTCGCTTGGCGGAATTCGGTCTGCACAACCGTGTTTGTTACATTTTCGGAATTCCAGTGCCTGATTCTGAACGGCAAGTTCGCTGTTCTTTTCACTTAGTTCGCGGATAGTGTCGCGATATTTGGTTATCTCAGTATAAAGGTGGTCAATCTTTGCGTCCAGTTCGGCAACCCGCTTTTCTTTCTTCTCGTACAATTCTTTCCACTCCGCAGCATAAGCTGTGATGTTGTCTGCCTCGGTTTTTTCCGCCTCGGCATCTGCTTTTTTTGCCTTGCTTTTAATCAATAGTAAGGGCAATATCACTAACGTGATGAGAGAACCGATAACCTGTATATTCGTGCTTAATTGCTCCATGTCAAAGTTCCTCCAATTAAACATCCCAAGCAAACCCCGGCTATCGTTAAACCGAAATCAATCCAATCCCATTTGCTGCCATGCGCCTTGTCTTTGTACTCCAATGCAGTTGCTGCCAATACTCCGGCATACATTGCAGTAAACCAACTGAATGCAAAAATGCCGATAATCAGTCCTCCAATGAGGTGTTTCCACCTGTTGCTCATTCCGAGCCAATCAATAAACTTTTTCATTGTCATCGCTATTTTAAATTAAACATAGTCCAATCCACACTGTCTTTTTCCCTCCATCCGTCCTGAACGGTCTTTATCACATAGGCACACACTGATTGGGAGAACGCAATAAAATCATCTGCATTCTCGAAAGTATGATAGATGGGCGTACCATCTTCCTGCTCGTTGATTTTTAGGGTAAGCGGATAAGGGATGTTTTCACTTCGCTCTATGGCGGAAAAGTTCAGTTGGTTCTCAGGAGAAAGGTATATCGGCTTCTTGTTCCAGACAAAACCGTTTATAATCTTCTCCTCCGTTGTCTTGTTTATAGCGGACACGACAATCTCCTTGACCTCGGAAAGTGTAGGCTTGCGGTTGAATGTATGCCTGTATTCCCAACCGCTTTCACTCTTTTCATCGTCTTTCCAAAAGCCAAAAAACAATATCCACTTGGAGCGTCCTGTACGCACAAGACAATCCTGCCGCTGCTTTGTGCCGTAAATCTTTTCCATTTTTGTGAGTTTTGATTTCAGGCAAAAATAGCGGAATCCAAGTGGATTGATATGTTATCCTTTTACCATCAGGTAAAATTGTATTTTCTCTTTCCTCCGTCAAAAACCTCGCATTTGAGAACCGTTTCAAATGGGAAACCGTCTTCAATATCGCTGATTTGGTCAAGAATGCCTTTCATCTCAACTGAAGCGGTAAAGAACTTTCCCCATTCTTGTGTTGCAGGATTGCGGAAAGATACAAGATAACGGTCTTCTCCTTCTTTGGTATCTATACCCGTTTCAAAATCATGTATCTCAATAGGTATATTTACGATGTCACTCAATCTCATTACTTTGCCGGGAAAGCGTTTCTTTCCGTCAGCAGGAGTATATGTAACTCCCATTTCTGAAAATTTCTTCATTTTCTTGTTTGTAAGTATATAAAACAAATGTTTGCAATCAGCATGGCAAGCCATACCTTTGAATGAGCCTATGATTTCCTGCCTCCTTTTGCGTGATTTGACTTTGGCAAGATTCCTGGCGGCATTCTGTTTCGTCCGTTTCCTTAGCAAGGAATAGTCACCGAAATTCACATAACCCAAAGCATCCATGCCGGATGAAATGGGGGCGACTTTCTCGCTGGGCTTGATGGTCAGTCCAAGTTTGGCACTTTCTTCATGTAGGCAATTCCTTAGTCTCCACAACTCCTTTTTGCTCTCGCCGAGGATAAAGGTGTCATCACAAAAACGGAAATAATATGACGCACCGTGCAGTTCTATCATCGCATGGTCAAGGTCATTTAGATACAGGTTGCCGAAAAACTGGGAGGAACGAAGCCCCTTGCTGATACCGGCATCTGCATCGGGATATAAAACTTTGACAAAATTCTCCAATATCGGTAGTAAAATCGGGTCAGCGATGTATTTTCTGATTTTGTCTATCAATATGCTATGAACGATATTGTCATAGTAACCTTGATAATCTGATTGATAGAAGTATTTTAGGTTTGGATTTGCTTTCATTGCAGCTTGAATGGCATGAAACAAGCCTTGCGGACCTCTTCCCTTGATGGAAGCTGCAGTTGTCTCTATCAGAATGGGAGTAAGTTTTTCCTCTATGATTTCCATAATGGCATTACTGCCCATCCTTTCAAAGACAGCAGGGGCTTGGACTGTCCGTATTTTAGGACCGTCTTTCGTTTCAAAGGATTTTAGCGTGTTGACTCGGAAAGTTCCATTTCCTATCTGTTCTTTCATTTTTGCAAGTATGGTATCTCGATTGAGTACATATCGTACTTGGCGTGCTGTGTACTTCTTTCCATCTATTACAATCGAGTTCCTTTTTTCTGCTTCGGTAGAGGATTGGCTGAGGTTTGACAGCACACGCTTGAATGACGACAATAGGTTTTCTTCCGTTATTATTTCGGGGATGAGGTTGTATAAAGGATAACTGACCGAAAGTGTTCCCCCGGTCAGTCCTATAAAATTGTCCGTATCATCATAGACCGCCTTCCGGTCCCGTGAGGAGGATATGAAACCCTCCTCACTTGTGGTTAAAGATATGTTCCGGCTTTCCATAAATAATATATTATAATGCTTTTGCCGAGGCGCGAACCCCTCGGAGAATATAATTGCCCAACTCGTAGGCGTATAGAGTCTCCGATTAGTTAACCATCAGAATTTGAGCCGACCACCGTAGTTCGTGTTCGAGTTCGAAGATGCGTTGTTCGCGTTCGCATAAGCGAGACCGGAGTTCGCATTCGAGTTGTTGCCAGACCGAAGAACACAGCGGCGCGCGGGGTTGTCTGCCTTTATGTATCAAATGGCGAATTTCCCTAAACCTACTATTTCAAGGTTGATACTCATTCCCATTGCACGAAATACTTTTCTGATTGTCTGTATGGTAAGATTGCTTCCTTTCTCAATGCGAGAAATCTGCGCTTTCTTAACTCCAATCATTTCGCCAAGCTGTTCCTGAGTGATGTTTCTTGATTCACGGGCTTGTTTGATTGCCTCACCAATCAAGAACGCATCAACCTTTGCTTCATATTCGTCACGTCTTGGAGTTCCTTTAACCCCAATTACGCTGTCCAGCATTTCTTCATGAGTGTAAAGTTTCATATCTTCTGCTTTTTATCGTTAAAATACTGTTTTCTAATATTCTCTGCCTTATCAATTTCTTTTGATGGGGTCTTCTGCGTTTTCTTTATAAAGCCGTGAGTGGCAATTACCAAAGTGTCCTCTTCTGTATCCCAAAATGCCAAAAGCCGATAACAGATGCCATTGTAAAGCGTTCTGAACTCCCAAATATCCGTACCTTCCAATTTCTTAAAAAGTTCTTTGTCTATGACAACTCTACTTTTGAAGATATTATAAGCGATTTTATCTTGTACCTTCTCCGGCAAAGAATGGATAAATTCATAAGCTTCTTCTGTATAAACTATTTTGAATCTCGTTTCCATTATTAACTTGATTTCCTTTTGCAAAGGTAATAAACAGTTTACATATAAAGAAACTTTTCGCTGTCTTTTTACATGAATGATTTATAATCGACTCGCTTCGCGAGAATAAAGAAAGAGGGAGCAGCCTCACGGCTCTCCCTCTGACGCTTTTTACGAACTCACGAGTTCCGCTCTATTCTATAATGACGAATTTTCCGCGGAAGGCGAGCCGACCACCGTAGACCGAGCTCGAGTACGAAGATGCGTTGTACGCGTTCGCATAAGCGAGACCGGAGTGCGCATGCGAGACGTAGCCAGACCGAAGAACACAGCGGCCTCTACTACCACTCATCCAAAAACCGGCAGCATAATGGGTCACATACATGCTTGTGTCTGTCTTGTGAACTCGACTCGGAAGAACATCACATTTCGCTCCATGTACGATACGCACAACACAATTCCCGTTGGATGATTCAACAGTCTTGACTGTGCGCTCCGTTTTTGTAACAGGGTCGTAAATATGAGCGGTGTAATCAATCGGATATGAACTGTCATTCTCCGTACATTTGGCTTTATAAAAATCTTCATAAGTCGTGACATTGAACGCAATGTAGTCCATCCATTCGGAATCACAGCCTACGTAGTGCTTTAATCCCAAAATGGAGTTAAGGTTGTTCCCTACATTATAGGAATCTCCCATACCAACGCTATCCTGCTTGTTCAGGATAGCGTCATGCACACCGTTGCCGACTACCGACTGTTCATTGGTCGTCCCATTCAACGCCCACCACAAGTTACTGACTTCTTTGTGCTGCTCGTAGTCCTGCAACTGGTAGCCCGGTCCTCTCATGCGGCAGATATTCTGAAAGTCCTTGGCAGTGTAGTTCAATGTGCCGATTGGCATTTCAAGCGGATTGCCTTCACTGTCATATTTCCATTCGTTTGAGGTTACGGATGTTCCATTGCCTTTCTTTGAACGTACATCGCCTGATAGGCTTCTCGGCATCTTCAAGCCATCTATGGTGATTGGATAGACACCGATAAGGCTGTCATTATCGCCTACGGTATGCTCTGTCCATTCAGGTTCTATGGCTTCGATGTTGTCACTGTCCACAGTCAGGCACTCAATGTCCCCGATGTCACGGAAAGAGGTGAAGTAAAACCACTTTGCACCGCTTGGCACATCGCAGAAGATGTAATCTCCAATGGAGAAGTCAAAGTAAGTATGACTGACAGACATGATGAATATGCTTATCGCTCGGTTGTTCTCGTCCGTGAAGACGCCTCCGAGACGCGCATGATTCAATCCCGGCCATCTTACCTGCTTCATGCCTTTCACATCCATCCTGTAACTGTTGGTGTTGGATGCGGTGGCTATCACATCCTCGCCAAGGATTTCACCGATAACGGCATCGTTCGCATATACACCGGTATTTTCCCGGTATAGCAACTCTGAAAGTTTCGTCTTCTTGCTATGCAACGCAGTTGAAAGTGGTTCGTATTCAGTAACGGACGGAATGTAATATTTCGCCTGATTCTTGTAGTCGTTCACTCCCTTATACCAATGATGAGGGGCGTGCCAAAATATGTCAAATCCCTCTCCAGCGGAATCGGACACATCAAAACTGCTTCCATCTTTCAGGTAGTTGAAATCCGTATCGCTTACCTGTACGCCTTCCATTTGGTTCTTCTTGGTGTTGTAAGAACATTTATAGGCATGGCATCCTTTCTGTATGGCAAGCATATGTCCGCTCGGAATGTAGGTGTTCCCATAATCCGCCCCTGTCTTGTTTTCCGGATTGCTGTACCTTTCACAAGAATCACTCTCCACAACATCGCTGATTTTTACGATGGAGAATTGAGAGTTGTGAAGTTCAAGTTGGGGAAAATAGGCAGCAAACGCATTTATTTCGTCTGTTTCCACAAGTTCGCTCAATATCCAACGGCCGGTAATACCACTGCACTGTTCCTTTTCATCGTAGGCATTTCCGTTTGCATCAAGTCCGATAGCACCGCTTTCCTTGATGGAACGCAACAGTCCGACACTGGCGGTTGCATTCACATTGGGAATCCGGACGGTCTTTAGCGCACTCGCATTGACTATCTGTTCCAATAGCGTCATGGCATCTACATACGGACACTCATTGACAAATATCTTTGTTATCTTGGCTACACCACCGAGCGTCAGTCCACCGGGATAGGTAAGGTTGGGCAGGTTGTTCAGCACGAGTTCCGTTATTGTTTCCGGAAGCGTAAGTTTGTCTATCGGCGATGTTTCAGCCAGTGTGATGGCAGAAAGTCCAGTATTGTCGGCATATACGGAAACCAGACGCGGACACTTCGATGCGTTGACGGTCTGCACTTCTGTGTTGCGCACATCAAGAATACGCAAGAACGGCATATCACCCAAATCAAGGTTGGTCATATAGCCTGTGTTACCGGGCGACATCGTCCAATTGCCATGAGACTCTCCACCCACATACAATTCCTGCAACAACGACATCTTGGGCAATGTGTTTCCAAATTGGGGGTCGATACTGATTTCACTCAAATCAAGCATACTCATTCGGTCTGCCTGATAGATGTATAGCATAATGTTTTCTCCGTGTTGAAAGTTTGTGAAAACACCTTCTTCTCCGGCTTTAAGGTAAATTCCTTCCGTGATATTTCCGCTGTCATTACCAATGCCAAAATATCCGCTCTTTGCTGCCTTGAAACGGATGACGGCACCTTCTTTTGCACCGATACGTCCACCGATATAACCACTCTCCGCCTTGAAGTCGCCGCAGCGGTAGTAGCCGTCACGGATGCGCCAACGTTGTTCAATAAATGCTGGTAGTGAGGTTAAACCCAAGCCTTGCAGGGCATAGAAATAAAGGTCGCTGTACCCTGTATATTTAATATACTTGCGTTCTCCGTCATAGCTTGATACCACTTTCTGCCATTTCTTCAGGCGTTCTGTCACGAAATAGTGCATAGCCCCTTTAGGTGAGAAAGGACCCGCGCCTATACCGAGCGTGTCAGGCAGGGAGCGCATAGTGTCGGCTATGGCCGGCAAGGTAATGGTATTGCCGTTTTGGTCAACTTCCATAGTCTGCTGTCCTCTTATATCGTTCCACAGCACAGAACCTCGTCCTGCGTATGCACTGTTTGTCAAATCGCCGGGGTCAACTTCCGGGTCAATGGTCTGCCCTCCGTCATTGTCCTTTCCGTTGCAGGTGTCGCAGTCATATACCTTGTTGCAATACATCCGTCTTGCCTCCATGCCGTTTACACCGCTATATATACCGTTTTTCACGCTGCATCCGTCCTCCAAGAAGAACATGGGCTGCATATTCTTTGCTTGTTGGTCAACAGCGGCAAGGTAGTCGGTAAACAGGTAGTACGATACCAACGAATAAGGACTGATGTATTTCCACATCTTCGTCTTCCATATCTCCTGCCATTTCCCTGCAAGTTCTTTCTTGGCATAGTCGCAGCTGTCGCAGAATTTAAGTACTTGGTACAGGTCGAACGGTACTTTCCGTCCCATGGCCAGGTCTATCTGCAACTGGTCATCGTCAATCATACACTCGAAGTAACGTGTCCACATCGGGTAGGTTTCCTGTCCGAGTTTCAGTTTGGTAACCCAAGAGGCCTCGGCGGTGGTCGGCTCCATCATGTCGGCAACACTTCCCACTCCCTGCCACCAGTTCATGGCATCATAGGTCAGAAGTTCGTAACCACTCACGGGGTTAAGTACTTTCCCGGTAATCTGCCATTTGCCACCAACCTGTTTCATTTCTCCGGTTTGTGCAGTCCATTCACCTCTCTCATATGCCATAAAGCGATAATCCTGTCCGCAATACAATGATAAAAGATATAGTTTATCCTTATTTGTTGTTCCATCATTCTTGAAACGAGTTTCTATCTGGTCAAGATTCTCTTCTTCTTTACCAAAGTATTCTACAAAGTCTCCATAATTGATGCAACCTTTATTGTATCCGGGAGTATCTTTAAAACCAAGCGCAACCTGCTCGCCTTTGTCTTCTTTCCAGTTTCCTTTGGCGTGAAACCATGCATCGGTAAGGCTTTCTTGTGTCGCACGGAATGCGGCAATGGGATGATTGGCTGTCGAATGGTTCATCTGCAATCCTTTCAACGAGACATCGCTTTTTGTCCAAGTGCCGTCAAATGCACGCTGTGCCGGAGTAAGGTAATCACTTCCAAGAGCACGGAAAGTGGCATTCATCAGGTCGCATACACCGCAGTCGTTTGCCCCAGAACTGTCAGAATAGTCCACCTTTACTGTGATAATCTTCACAGGAATAGTATTTTCTCCTACACGCACATAGCCTATTTTCATAAGTTCGTATGAAATTCGGGCATCTTCGTTGTCATAGTCCGGGTAGATAGGTGTAACTTCCCAACCTTCATTTTTCTGAAGATAGAAGCGGTCGTTCTTGATAGGTCGCTTTGCCGATGTTGTTCCCTGTCTTCTCCATTGTACATTGATTGCCTTGAAACTTCTCCATGGTCGTTTCGGGTCATAGTAGAATAGTGTACATTTGAATTTCTTGCTCGTATCTATGTCACCGTCAAATGTGTCAAAGGTCTGCTGGTCTGCCACCACTACATAATAAGGCATTCCCTTGGCAGAAAGGGCTTCTATGGTGGGGCGGTTTTGCGTGTCAAGCACGTTCTCTTTCTCGTATTCCACAACCATGGCAGTGGTGTCTGTCAGTTTGCACAAGTAGTTTTGGAACGCCTGTGCCCATTCATAATGACTCTCGTAGGCAAGCATATAGTACAGGTATAGGTCTCCTTCCGTACCGTTGAACGTAACGGTTCTGTTGTTAAGGATTGCACCACT